ACTCGTGAAGAGAAGCAACGCCGTTTGGCAACAATCCTCTCAGACAAGGACAACTACATGGTTCGTCTTGGTCAGGGTATGATTGGTCCTATCCAGCTTAAGCTTCGTTACCAAGGTATGACCCGTAACGTTCTTCTCGAAGACCCACTAACACCTGGTGTACCAGTTATGTACGACGTACTTGACGAATATGGACAGGCTTACATTCTTTCAGGTAACGAAGGTGAAGTCCGCGTTACACCGTTTGAAGGTAAGAAGGTTCCAGTCCGCTTGTTCCGTATTGCTACATTCCCTCAAATTAAGAAGGAAGACCTCTGGTACTTGCGTGTTAACATTGTAGAGTATGCTCAGGACATGTCCAAGCAAGCTATTATGATGCAGGAAGACGCTCGTCTAATTACAGTTCTTGAAGCTGCAATTAACAACTATGCTGTCGACCCTAACCACACCGTATCACCAACCACGTAGTTAACGAGTTGTCTGGTTACGTAACACCAGATTCACTCTATGACCTCGTAGCTCTAATTGAAGTTCACCAATTGGAAGCCTCACGTCTTTTGTTTAACCCAATTGACTACAGAGACCTCTACAAGTGGGACATCAACCAGACAGGTTGGGCATTCAAGGACCGCGTTGTTGCCGGTGAGCGTATCGTTCAGTTCGGTGGATTCCAAGTACAACGTTCAATTGAAGTTCCTCAAGGCACAGTCTACATGACTCCATCACCAGAATTCCTCGGTGTATTCCCAGTTATGTACTCACTCGATGTTGAAGAGAACCACACCCCTGAGAAGTTCCACAAGGGATGGGTAATGGACGAGCTCGTTTCAGAGATCGTATTGAACCCACGTGGTCTTGGTAAGATCGTTAAGGCCTAGTCTTAACTTTACAAAAGGTGGGGCTTGGGTCGTAATTGGCTCAGGCCTCGCCTTGCAGTAACAAATGTTTTAAGTTTTAAAGAATACCCTTGAAAGTAGTAAACTTAGGTATGAATATCTCGTACCTATTTAGGGAGAAATCCCCTTGAAGATAGGAGCTATAATGGCTAGAACAGTATCAAGAGCCGGAGAAAACGGCGAATCAACTCCAGTTAATGTACCATCATTCGATGGACACATTGAAGAGCATAAGGCAAGTCCCCAAGACATTGTTGCTGCTAAGAGTCCGATTCCAAGTAGTTTCAAAGGTGTAGAAGGAATTACAACTGCTGGTTGGATTGAAAACTTGATGGATGCAACTACTAACTTTAGTAGTCCAAAAGGTTCTTTTAAACTATTGGCAAATGGTATCCATGGATCGGTACAGGCAATTGATGAATCAATCCAAAAGGACCCATTCGTTCTTAGGGCAGTCCAAAGAGGTAGAATTCAATTCCTTACAGATGAACAAGCCAATGCAAGAGTTAACGAATTGGTAGATGAAGAGACTGCCCATGGTCACAGCCATGATCACCTCGACCATCTTATGGAGTCACTTGGACCAAATGCTTCCGAGAATAACGGGATGTATAAGCCAGGTGTGCCAGATGAAGCTGAACCAAGTGGTCCATCTTTAACTCCAGCACAGATTTGGGCAAAAGCAGACGCCAAGCCTGAGTCACCTAAAAACTACCGCAGCCACGTACACCCGGAAGCGAGTAGCACAACCGAATTCACCCTCTAATAAGGAGAGAAGTTGAGCACAGAGACAGACAACAATAAAGAGCCCGAGGCCCCGAAGGTGGCTGCCTCTGAGCTCGCTTCAAAGGCTGCACCAGTTAAGGCTGCTGCACCAGTAGGTGTTGAAGTACCAGATGTACCACTTGATACACTTACCTATACAAATACTAATTTCTTCTACCCATTCCTTCGCCAAACATACAATGTTCAGCAAGCAGATCCTCAGGCAACTGGGTGGGGTAGTCTAAACAATGGTGGCCTTGTATTCCAAAATGGCCAGTACAACTCTAGAAGAGAAGGATACGGAGCTTAATAATGGCTACACCAATTACCCCAAATACAAAGCAAGAGACAGCCAATAAGCAGTGGGTTAGAGCTAATTCTACCACTGGTGCCAACTCTTACACTGGTAATCCAATTCCAGTTGCTAATACACTTACCAATTCTGGTACACCAGTAGCTCAATTATATACTCTTGATCTTAAGGGTACAGAGACAGTTACTTTTACCAGTCCAGTTACAGGATTAACAGCTACAGTTAGTGGAGCTACATATTCTGATGGATTTGCTCTTGCACTTGGTGCAATTGTAGGTAGTGGAACAACTGTTATCCTTGATAGTCATGCAGGTGTTTTCCTCAGAGATACATCTACTTCACTTGTATTCGTTAATAATGTTGATGGATTTATTGATGTACCAATTGATACATTTAGTCTGTACAACGGTATTGTAGCAAGTGGAAATACAGCATTTGCATCCTATGGTTCAAACCTTCCAGCTAACCTAACTGGTGTTAAGTATACAGCAATTATTTCAGGAACTGCAAGTGTAGTTAGTGGAACTCTTACTACTAATGGTAGTGGAACTCCAGCACTTGCTGTAGCTGCTCCTAAGGATCTAATCAGTATTGCTGCTACCTATGCCACTACAAGTGGTACAGGAACAGTTTCATGGACACTTAACGAAGCACCATATGTTGATGCTCAAGGTGCTACCTACCCAAGTTATGTTGGAACTCCATACACAGCTCCAACATGGGTTGATGATGCC